GTCCATCTGAATCGCCTGCCGCACTAATTCCATATCCAGACCCACGCCGCGGTCATTGATCTCCTGGTCGAGATGGTATTCCTCCCAGACGCTGTCCGGCACAGGGTATTTGGAGAGCCGCGCCTGGATGGATATCTCCGTCTCTACATCGCGGATGTTGTATCGTTTGAACGCCAGCCACTTGTCCGGGGCGTGCTCCGGTAAATTGCGGGTGCGCTGGCCGTTGGACTTGGTTGGCGCACAGGGCTGGCAGAAATATTTGATGAGGTCTTTACCTTCGGTCAGCTTTTGCTTTTCAAGGCCAAGAACGGCGCCGGCTCCCTCCAGGGACAAGGGCAGACCTATGTACGCCGCCCAGACCATCGAGCATTTCCAGGAATCAGGCTCCAGATAGTCCCCGGTGGGATAGCCCAGAAAACGTGACAGGCAGATCCGTTCAAAATTGGCGTTGAAGGCCCACTTTGTCACAGTCTCATCCTCCAGTGCGACAAGAATCTCCGAAGGGATCTTCTCCCCACAGGTAAGGTCTATCTGCTCCACGGGACCGCTGTCCACACTGTAGGCAAAGAGAAGTATTTCAAAATCGGGAGACTCCACATAACGGTACACACCGGTTTTGGCAAGGGGCTGATCGCTGTAAGTCTCCAGGTCGATTGATAAGGTTTGCATTTCGTCACTTCCTTCCATACCCCAATAGGGCGGCAGATCGCTCCGCCGCCCTGGGACTTGGTTGCTTATTTCTCCAGCAGCTTCATGCGGTTTTCGTGATACTCTGCGTCACGGGCCGCCTGTTCACGCTCACGCTTTTCGTGCTTGCGGTCATAGATGAAGGACTGGATGCTGCTGATCAGAATGACTGCGCTGATGCACAGCCAGATGGCGAGAACAGCAAAAAGCAGAATTGTCTGAAACATTGTCATGGCCGTTTACCTCCCTTGTCTTAACCGAGGAAATCCTCGTCGTCGTCAGTTGCGAAGTCAGCTTCGGCACTGGCCTTGCCGCCCAGGGGTTCGCCGGGACGGATGAGCTGCAGATTGTTCAGACCGCAGGCGATGCCCTTGTTGCCATTGCTGTTGAAAGCGTACAGGTTGATGGAAGCTCTGCCGTACACGCCGGAATACACTTCGGAGCGGGTCAGAACAGGATTGCGGTCTGCGTCCACGATGCCGGGAGCGGTGGCGGAGTTGGCGTTAATGAAGTAGGCGTTCGCATAGGCAGGATCATCAGGCCTTTCAATGTCGCCATCTCTCAGAGGGTTCTTGATCGCAGAGAGAGGAGGCACGCTGCGGCCGTTGCCCTTCAGCTTGGCCTGTCCCTCCTGGTAGGCGGCTTCGATGGCGGCTTTGATCTTCGCCACCGTCTTAGTGTCGGACTTCGGGATGATCAGCGATACTGAGTACTTCGGCGTGCCGCCGTTGATGGACTTGGGCTCCCAGACGTTGGCGTAGGACCAGCGGGTGTCGGGACCGGTGATGACCTTCATAGGGTTGTTGACTCTGTTTGTGTTGTTAGACATATTACATTTCCTCCATAAAATCATTTTTTGCGGTATTCCATTCCGGCCGTTTATCACTCGACCGCACGAGCGTCGGCCTGCCTTGCGGCTTTTCAATGTAGGGTGTGAGAAGCTCCTCAAAGCGGGATTTGCCCAGCAGCTTCTGCATGGCGGTGATGCCGAGGAGTTTCTTTTCGTAGGGGTTGAAGCCGGCGCCCTCAACGGCTGTGGCCACAGCGGCTTCGCTGGTGTATTTGCGGTTGGAGCGGCCCTCGACCAGCTTCCAGCCGGGGAACGCCGTACCGCTGACTGCCTGCTGAAGAGCGTATTCCTTCACATCCGCAGCCCAGGCGGTAAGAGCGTCCACCTTGTCCAAGATGCCGGCGATTTCCTCATCGGTCAGGAGGGGCGGCTCCTCAAAGTCGTACCGGGCAAGCGCGAGATTCGCTTCGGCTCGTTCCCGGCATTCGGCCTTTGCCTTGCAGAATCGGCACCATTCGCCGCAGTGAAAATCGCCGCCGCCCTCGTATGCCAGCTTTGCCTTATAGGTCAGGTCGTTCTGCGCCCATTCGAGCAGACCGTCCTTTTCCATGATGCAGACGCTGATATTGGATTTCCTGGGCTGGTAGATGGTCATGCGGACGGAATCGATGTCGTAGATGCCGTCAAAGATTTCCAGAGCGCCGAGGGCATACAGCATCATCTGTGGATTATCCACGGCGCTGACTTCCACGCCTTTGCCGTGCTTATAGTCCACGATGTTCAGCACGCCGTCAGCGATGACGATGCAGTCGGCGGTGCCGAAGCCGTCCTGTACCCAGCGGGAGAAATCCACTCGCTTCTCGATCAGGATGAGCGGGTCGGCGCAGGTCTGCTTTGCGGTCTCCAGAAGCTCCGATACATAGGCGGCATACCCGGCGGCGCAGTCCTCCATCTCCTCGTTGTACCAGGAGAGGTTTTCGATGGGATCATCCGCCGGAATCCCCAGAGCCTGCTTCAGACGAAACTCACAGAGCGAGTGGGCGTCTGTTCCTTCTGCGGCGTAATCGCTGCCCTTGTCCTCGTAGGCTTCGCACAGCCTTGCTGAGGGCGGACAGTTGATCCACCGCTCTGAAGAAGAAGCGGATAAGACTGCGTGCTTAACTGCCATCCGTCATCACCTCCGCTTCGGCGAGTAGTGCCTTGTAATGTGCGGGGTCGATCTGTGACAGCTTGGATGCGCCGTACTTTTGAAGCAGGGCGCGGATCTCGGCGGTGTGTCCCTGGCGGGATTTGTCCGCAAGCATGGCTCTGACCTGCTCCAGCGTCAGCTCCGGTTCGGGAGGAGAAGCAGGAGCATCCTCTGCCTGCGGTTCACTGCTGAATACCTTCGTCAGCCAGTCAACGGCATCCGAAATAGCAGCGGCAGCACTGCGAAGTTCTTCGATGGTCTGTGCCATATCGCTCATTCTGCTCATGTGATTTTCCTCCTTCCCTGGATTTGCTCTGCTGGCGTGCGATGGTCAGGTTGCTTGCCAGTCTCCTTGACACCACGCTGATTGCGGTCAGGACATCAACAATGTCCTCGTCGGCACGGGCGTCATAATGGTTTGCGTTGTAACTCATATCGGCGGTCCCTCCTTTCCCAAGGCGTCTTGTGTTGCCTTTCACAGACCCATCTGGACAGGAAAGGAGGGGTTGGCCGAAAGATTTTAGAATTTTTCTTTGAGCCGCTTCAGAAGCTGATTTCTTTTATACACAAAGGTGTTACGGGGCATATGCAGCCGCTCTGCACCGGCGCGTTCGGAAAGCCCGTCCGCAATTGCCATGAGGATCTCGTAGCTTTCCGGGTCGGATGACTGAAGTTCTGTGAGCAGGCCGTTCAGGATCAGGGAGTCGATATCGATCTCCGTGGTAAGCCTGCTGTCCGCAAGAAAGCTGGTGCGGGAGACGCCGTTCTCATAGGCGTTCTCCATCTCCGTGTCGATGGAGAGCTGCTGGGGAGCGTCCTTCGGGATACAGCGGAACTCGCAGGTATCGCAAATACCGTCGCACTTGTAGCTCTTTTTGTACGGAATGCAGCAGGCTCCGGCTCTCTGCTTTGCCTTGCGGGTAGTTCCTACGAACCGCTCCCAGTCCCGTTTCTGTTCCGGGGTGACCTCGATCCACTGCTTGAGCGGACGGTAGTAGATCGTTGATGTGTTCTGATTTTCATTGTTTTTCATAAAAAGTCCTCCGATTTTCGATTTCTCGAAACGGAGGACTCAGGGCGCTGCCGCAAAAAAGGGTGCAAAAACCTAACCGCAGTCCTAACGGAGTTCTCCGTTTCGGATTGCAGCTAACCCGCTCAAAAGGCAGCTGTGATATTGAGTTGTGCCGCCGGATGCCGTTGAGCCATCAGTGATCAGGTGATGCGGTATTGGGCGGTGAGCAGTTTAATGTCTTGCTCAGGACAAATTGACTATCTTAGATCGGCTTCAATGGCGTACAGTTCACTGAAAAGATCTTGAAGCGTATAGATGCTTGCTTTTTCAAGATTTCTAACGCCATGCTTTTTTAGAATAAACGCAATGGATTTATCAGCTGAATCCAGGTGGGACTCAATGAAATCGATGCTGCTTTCAATGCTGATGATTAGATTTTGCTTGTCACAATTTTTCATTGACTTTTCCTCCTGTTTGGGCCATAATGGCCCTTGTAGATTTTCTTTGCCGCTCTTTCGGGCTTGCCTGCCGGAGG